TCGTGCTGTTACTATAGAGTGCAGGGAAAGTAACCCATGTAGAAACATACATGTTTCCCAGGATATTATTGGACAGAAAGATAGCAAGCCAAAGATTACAGGCGATCATATTCATCCAGAAAATATCCAGAAAATCATTGATGCAGCTAGTCCTCAATGGTCATTAGCTTTAATGTTTGCGAGTCGTATGGGAATGCGTCAAGGAGAACAAAGGGCATTGCAATGGGGTGATATTAACTTTGAAGAAGGGTTATGTACTGTTAATAAAACAATTGCATTAAAAGATATTACGCAAGGAACAATTGAATATGTGAAGCCAGAGCCTAAAACTGAAGCTGGCAATCGTACTTTAGATATTGATCCTGTATTGCTCTTGGCTATAAAAAAATACAAGCTTAGTTGCGATCCTTCAACGACATTGGATGATTGTTATATTTGGGCAAGCACAAATGATAATGCTAGTAATCCTTGGTGTAGCCATAGCAAGATGCAAAGAGAAATAGAAAAGGCTATACAAAAAGCTGATGTGCCCAGGATAACTTGGAAAGCCATGCGTAATTATTTTGCATCAATGACACGCATGAATTTTGATGAGCGATATACTACGGATCAAATGGGTCATAGTAGCATCAAGATCACAGATAGTGTTTATGTGAAGAAAATAGACACAGGTGCGGATCGCACACATTTCAAAGAGAAAAAAGCAGAAGTCTTTGATGTGAATAATTATCGGAAGAAGGCATAAAGTAAGGGCGCATTATGCGCCCTTTCCTTAACTGAACCCAACGTAACCTAACACAACCCAACCCAACTGACCATAACCTAACCAAACTTAACCCAACCCAACCGCCTAAACAAAACTGAACGTAACTAAAAGCAACTCAACATAACGTAACATAACCGCCTGAACTCAACCCAACACAACGCAACCGAACGAAACGGAACATAACATAACCTAACTAAACCGAACATAACTTAACCGCCTTAAGCTGCTTCTTCCTTAACTGTTTTAGCTTTTAGTTCCTCAAGTATGCTATCTATTTCACTAATATCTATCCCTGATAAAGCACAAGTTCCAGCATATCTACCCTTCCATGACTTTAAAGATTGATGAGCTTGCAATGCAAGTTCACACATTGTATCAGTATCTTGAACATCAACAGATACATAGCCACCACCATTAGCTCTATTGTTGATAGGCGAAATAAGTGATGGCACATCAACAGCTTCAACCTTTAAATTTTCTATCTTAGAAGGCATAGGCATTTCAGATATTTTGATTGTTATTCTAAGACCAGAAGCAAAACCTCTTGCAATGTCCTCTCTATACTTGTTTGCCATAACTTCATCAGAAGCACCAAAAAAAAGATTATATACTTTATGATCTGGATTATCTCTTAGCCAATCGACAAATTCGGAAGGAACATAACTGTTCCTCCCTGTTTGATTTAAGTAATCATCAATAATATCTTGACGGTCTTTTTTTGTAAAACGAAGTGACATTATGCAGCTCTCCTAATGACTTCTTCTTTATAAAAATCATAAAGTTCTTGAGTTTCCTCATCATTAATAATAATGTCTTTCATTGCTTTTTCTTGAGCTTTTCTGCCAATCTTAGTTCTAGTTTCCCAAACATCTTTAAATTGATCGTTACCCTCAAAATCAACAAACCATGATCCAAAGTTTCCTTTCCCTTTTTCTTGTCTATTATCCCCAATGCCACATATCATCCCCGCATTTTGCAATAACGAAACAATAGAATGCTGAGAAAGTGTTGGAGTAACAAAGGCAATATCGACTTCGGCACACCATTCATTGACAATAGCTCTTGTGCGAATATCAGGTGTTTTATTCATATCACTAGACCTAACAACATCCATATAAAGCTTTGGGGTTCCCCAAATAGATACTTTCTGTTGAGGTAAAAAGATCAAACGATTAACAGATGTTTTATTAACGCCTGTAGTTTCTAAAGCAGCAGTAGCCATAGCACCCTTTACACCAGCAGCAGGGAAACCAAGCAGAGTATCTCCATCAACCATTTTATGAATAGATGATTTAAATTCTAACTCTGGATTATGCTTTATCTCTTTTTTTTGTGCGGCTGTCTTACGACCAGCACCAATAAGCAAATCCCTTTTGGCTTTTTCTGCCATACGATTAAAAATAATAGGTGTATTCCCAATCATTCTCAAAGTAATTCTGCCTTGTTTTAAAGCATCAATAGTTAAATTAGTATTTGTATTTTTCTTTATCATTATCTTCTCCTAAAGATTTATGTTCCCCCAGACTATTCCCTTTAATAATAAACCTCTCTGGGATATAAGGCAGTGTAATACCGCAAGGTTTATTATTCATTTTTTTGCGTTTATCGTGGTAAGACCAACGACATTTTTCACAGCAAAACTTTTTATTAGAGTGCATGTAAGTAAAAAAAGTTCCGCAAGAGACACAGGCTTTTTTACTCATAGTGCTTGTTACCAATCATTTCTCTAGCTGCTTCTAAAGCCTTTTGTGAAATCCAAAGAAGCTCATCAGAATCTAGCTCTCGAATAATTGCCTTTCCAAACATCAGGATCGTCATCCGACCTGGCGTGATCCCCACAGTCAGTTCTAAGGAATTGGTCAAGGTCAACGGTTTTGACATACCGTTTTCTCCCATCGCCCACCGAAGGAATCTGTCCTGACTTGATAATTCTAATTGTTCTTTTGTAATATTTTTCTTCACAACTACCCCACAATCTCTCGCATACTTCTTTTGCATCTAATAATTTTTTATTCACTAAATCTGCTTGCATCGAATTTATCCTCTTCTAATGGCTGTGCTGGTTCTTCCATTCCAGGCAATTGATTGGCAAAAAGATTAAAGCTGGCAATCAAGGTATGATCGTTGTAGCTTTCCGAATGATTAGTGTCGCTTAATCTAACGCTGACAGTAATGTTATTTTCCATCATTAACTTATGAATCTTCATAACAATAGGCATAGCTATTTCTGCATTTTGCTTTTTGGCAGAATTAAGCCAAGCACTAGCTACCATCCTTTTATTGTCATAATTAATATTTCCATTTCCTAAGTGTGGTCTTTTTTTCATTAGAAGTTCCTTTCATTAAAATTCTTCTGTTTGTTTTCCATTGTTTTCATTATTCTTGAAACGCTTTCAGTTTCTTTATCATTTAGCTTTTGAAGTGTTGGCATCCATCGGCTTGCAAATTTGCTTAACTGTGGATTGCTTTCTACACTATGAAGCTCCTGTGAGATTTGCCCAAAAATCTCCATTGTGTTGTTTTCATCTTCAACATTAGGGATTGGCTCAAGATTATTAGCCTGTTCTTTTTTAGGAGCCGTTGACTCAATGACTTTATTATATTCTTCAATGCCATCATCAGGTTTAGGCGTAATGTCTTTCATTTCCTGATTTGGTGACTTATCAGGCCGACTAGCTTTAAAATCATCAGCTTCTTCTTCAGAATAAACATCACCAGCTATATCAATAAGCTTTAGAATAACCCTATCCTTTGCTCTTTTTTCAGCCATAGCGTATGGGTAAGCATTCTTATTGTTATAAGGTGTAGCTTCTCCAATACTCCATTCAGAACGATCACCAATAGAGCCTGATACATTAAGTATGCAGATTTTTTCTTTGGGATCAGAATGAATAATGGTTGGTTCGCTAAATGTAATTCTTTTAAAAGATGCTATTTTTTCTAAAGCTTTGTGCAAAACAACAGGCGTACCATGACAATCCCAAATAGATTCTCTTTCTGTTAAGCCAATATCTTTTAAAACAGTTAAAAGCTTTTCTGGTACTTGCCTTCTAGCCATCCTTTTTCTCCAAACTAGCAAGGCCAATGGGTGTTATTGACCATACTGTTTCAGAGTTTCCACGACTATTTTTCCTACGAAACTTTGTTTTCTGTAAAGCACCAGCATTAAAAAGTTCTGTAATTCTAGGCTTGATTGTAAACACATCATGTCCTAGTCTTTCACAGACTTCATGTCCTGTCAGGCCTTGAAGTTCTTGAGTGTGGGTTGCTTCAGATACCGCTGTTAAAATATTCTGATGAAGCCCACGCTCTCTATTTAAGTAGCTCATAATCTTTTGATAAGCTAACTGTTCAGTATCACTTGCATTATTGCGAAGCGATTTAGATAAATCTAAGTTAAACTGCATTTATTTCCTCCTGTACTTTTTGTAGTTTTAAATTTTCTTCCAATGCTTTTGCTTTTATTTTCTTAATGTAATCCAAATACATTGGCGGTTCTCTCCAATCGATTGATTGAAAATCTGGTGTTTCCATGCGAATAAGATCATTGCGATCTTTTGCGACACGAAGCTTAAATTCAACGCTTTGTAATTTCTCAATGATAATTTGTGACATTTCATCGAGATATTCTTTTGTAAGCTGATAACAATTGTCGGCATTTAAAATGCGATAATCTGTTTTATTGACATAAAGCAAAGAAGGTAATCTTCCTGACAGCATGTAAAAGCCACAGACTTGATAAACATTTCTTTGGTCAAAGATACCATTGAGACTTTTGGGTAGCGAAGCGGCTCTTACTCCGCTTTTTGTTTCAGCTGGCTTTCCCCATTTCGTTTTTAAATCAAGAAAATTATTATAATCAGGATAGGTAAGGTATGGAATTTCCAAGCCTGGAATTTTTCCAAACAATTCTCTTTCCCCAAAAATGCGATTTTCTTGTGAAAGTGTCTCTTGAACGCCTTCAACAGCATTTTTAATCAAGTCAGAAATCTCGTCTTTACATACGGCTTTTCTAGCTTCATCTGCGCCATTATCCCATGTGCGAGTATGATAAGCTTCAAGACCTTCAATAGAGTCTTGTATGGCCTTCTCTGTAGGCCAATTTTCTAGCAGAATCTTATTAACGGCATCTTGCACCAAAATTCCACTTACCATCACAGAAGATTGAGAGCCATTCTTTTTTTGGTCTAAAATATCAAGAAGTGCAAAAGCATTTTCTTTTTGCTCTTGTGTAGCTTCCTTTGATTTTATGACTTGCCATGCAGCATCTATTAATGGTCGGATAAAAACTTTATCCATAAACACTTTAGCTAAGTCTTTGCTTGCATTAGAATGATGATAATAATGAAAGCGAGTTGACCATGATGGTGCTAAAGGTATGTCTTTTAAACTCATAAAAAATCCCTGCAAAACTAATTTGTCTTACAGGGATTCTAGGTTAAGTTTGTGTCTTATGCAAACAAAATTGCCTTTATAAAGCATACAAAATGATAGTAAATATTTTACCTAGTATCGTTATTATTTGCGCCTTGTGACATTTTTGTGGCATTAAACATGGATTGAAGGTCATTTAATTGAGGAAGCATATATTGAATCTGATCTTTGACATAATCTAAATAGGCTTTGATAAAATAAGGTGATGCTTGGTGTTCCCTGGCATTCATATTCATAACATAGCCTTTATCAACGCATTCATTAACCATATCCCCAGCGGCTTTATGCGTCATTTCTAGCATGCTACTTACTATCGTTTTTTTAAGAAGTTTATTATCAAAATAGTTCGTATAAAGTAGCGATCCATAAGCTATTTTATTAGCTGATCCATTAAAATAAGTTTTAATTTCAGCATATTCTTTTGATTTTGAGGGTTTGCCAACTGCTTTGTATTTTTCTATTTCAATCGTGGCTAATTGAAAAGCTGCATTTTCTAGTAAGGTTTCTTCTAAATAGTCTTCTTGGCTTATCTGTCTTTTTTGCCCTTTCCAATAGGATAATTGTTCATTCAGCGTACCTTGTCTTTGTTCTGCTGGTGGTGCATGATTACCATTTCCATTTAATTTATAATCGAATGATCCCTCATTATTAACGTCTTTAAAAAAAAATCTATTTGTCATTTTTTAATCCTCTTTCTCTATAATTGTCCAGCCATCATGCATTGCTTCATAAATAGATGCCCTAATTCTTGTGGCCCATTTAATATTAGCATTTCTTATGCCTTCAGCTGGATTATTGGGTTTCAGTATTTGATATTGGCCTTCAATAAGCATGGGAATCCCCATTGTAACAATGGTATCATCCCCAGCTTTACATTCCAGAATACACATTCTCTGCAATGTTTCTTCTTCATTGAAAACACGGTTCCTGATATTGTCAGGTTCTACTAACATTACAGTTCCTTGTTTCCATTGCATACCATACTCTACTTGCCTGACAATTGCAGAAACAGTAGGTGCATTGACCAGGAAATTAGGTGGTGGTAATAGATATTTTCTAGGCTCATTTTCTCTACGAAACTTTATTTCATCATGCCTATCAGCATAACCAATAATAGGTATATCTGGTACGCCTATAATAGAGTTTGGATGAACATTTAACACATTGCTATATTGCATTATTTGCTTGTATGTTAACTGCAAAGTTCCGCTTAGATGTCTAGATACTGTCGATGGTGTTACTTGTAATTTACCTGCAATAAACTTTTTTTGTATTCCTAAAGATTTTACAATTCTGGCTAAATTAATATTCGCTTGAATAGACATTAGATAATCCTCTTTCTTTTTCTTCTCCTTTTCGTTGATAGCTAACATTCTTTTTCCTCACAAGTTTTTTACAGATTTCTTAAAACGCATATTATTATTAAAACTTGACGTTTTAAGTAAAGGAATGTTAAAATACTATAGATTTAATTATTTGTCAAATACCGTCAAATATTGCACAGGAAGAAAGAATGACATTAGAAGAATATAGAAATGAAAAAAAGCTAAACTACACACAATTAGCTAGAAAGCTAGGTTTAAATGAAGCCACAATGGTACGCAGATGGTGTTTAGCTCCTGATCATAAGACAAACACTCCAAGGCACATTCCGTCAAACAAGCACATGAGAACGATTATTCAAGCGACTGATGGTGCTGTTCAGCCTAATGATTTCTATCGATATGCCTGACAGGGTTTATGCTAGTGAATCTGATTTGCAGAAGAATGTAGTGAAATGGCTCAAGCTTGTTTTGCCACAACCTAGTATCTTTCATCATTCACCAGGAGAAGGCCGTAATAAAGTTCAATGGTATCAAAAGCTCAAGACAATGGGGTTTCAAACAGGATGGCCTGATTTGGAAATATTTGTTGAGAATTGCCGACCTATTTTCATTGAGTTAAAGCAGCCAAGAAATTACATGAGTATTTTTCAAAAGGAAATTAAGGAAAAGCTAGAGAACTTTGCCTATGTTTTTGTATGCCGAAGCTTACAGGAATGCGAAAAAGCATTGGGCAAGCATATGGTTTTATCCCCGAATAAATATGCCAAGGCCATGATTGAAGCCGAGATCATGCTGGAAAGGCAAATCATTTTAGACAAAGAAAAAGAAAAGCAGAACAGGAGAAAGCTTAGAAAGCTAACTGTTATGAACAAGAAAGAAGCCGAGCAGTATAAGTGGAAGTTGAATTTACCCAGCCGATCCTAGCATTTGTTCTGCTTGAATTTAATTCAATGAATGAATGTGTAGATATTCTCAAGCGTTTAGTGACGATTGCTCACCATGATTTGTACATTCCTTGTGCTAATCACGATGAAAGCTATGCGTTTTATTTTGAGCATTGGGCAAGGCATTTTCAA